ATGGCTAAAAATCAAAAAGCGGTTACTTTCCGCGTACTATCTTCTTTAACTGATAATATTCCTATAAGCTATGGCGCAACAGGCACTCCTTTCGGTAGGAATCCTTTAGATTTATGGGCTTTATTTTTCATAATAGATAAAGGCTGGACATTAGGTGAAACAATAGGGTTATTTAAAGATGCGTTCTTTAAAAAAGATTATAATGATTATGGTTTTCCTGTACTTGAATTTGATAATAAATATGAAAGGCATTTATACCGCAGGATGCGTAATGCATCTATAAGGTATTCAGATGATGAATGCCAAGACCTTCCTAAAAAAATAGAAACCGTAAAACATTTTAAACTTAAAGGTCCTGCTCTTAAATATTTTAATCAAGCTGTTACAGGATTAATAGAAGCTAATGGTAGCCATCATAAAGTTGATAATGCTTATATACGAATGCGACAAATTTCATCTGGATTTTTACAATTAAAGGATGAAGATGGAAATAAATTACCTATTATTTATTTTCCAGATAATCCTAAACTTGATCTATTAAGGTTATACTGCGAGTCACTTTCTAAAAAAAGAAAGATAGTTATATTTCTAAGGTACGTACCAAGCGGTATTGTAGTTTGTAACATGTTAAAAGAAATGGGGGTTGATTTTGCTACTTCAGTTGGTAAAACAAAAAACACAGTAGAAGAAATAAAAAGATTTAAAAATGATAGTACTTGCCGTTTTCTTGTTGCGAGTGTAGATGGTGGTGCGGGACTAGGAGGTAATTTCCAAATAGCTAACCATGTTTATTTTTATGAGTCTCCAGAATCACCTATTAAACGGAAGCAATGTTTAAAGCGTAGTTATAGGGGCAATCAAAAACGTAGAGTACGGGTAGTTGATAATGTAGCTATTGCAGGAAACATATCAGTAGAGCAAAAGATTTTAGATTATTTGGCAGAAGGTGAGGATTTATTTAAGGCATTACTTGAGGGTGATAATTGTTTAACCGTTAATAAAAAGAAACGTGCGCGTGTGTTGTTGGGAGATTAATATGGAACGGCATTATTCTGATGCAACTATAAAATTAATTAACGGTCCGCATAATAAAAAGACATTAGTATTGCCAGTTTTTATAGTAAGCAAATATGTATATTTGCCAGTTGATCTTGCCAATGGCGCTCGTATACATAGCACGCATAGCGCAAACCACTATTGTTATGAATTATGGGATGATTGGCCTTTGAGGTACACTTTTAGAGGAGCTACATAATTATGCATTTTGATATAAAATCATTTTTAGATAGCAATAATGTATATTACCGTGAGCATGGTACTGGGGTTAAAAAAGGAAATGTTATTATACATTGTCCGTATTGCGGTGCAGATGATAAAGGTGAGCATTTAGGAATTAATTTAAGTAATGGTGTATGGGGTTGTTGGCGTAATGATACACATAGAAGTAAAGATTTAGCAAAGTTATTAACTCGCATTTCTCCAGTATCATATAAACAAGCTAGAAAATTAATTGGTGCTGACGTTAAGTTTATAGAAGAAGATTTATTTGATGAGCTAATATCAGATGATTATTTTAAAATTGTTAAGAAGAAAAATAAAAAAATAAAATCATTATTGTTACCAAAAGAATTTAAACTATTAAAGATAAAAAATCATTTTGCACGGCACCATGTACACTATTTATCAGGCAGGGGTTTTGATAATGTTAGGCTACTGTCCAGTAACTATAATTTAATGTATGCACTAACGGGAGATTATAAAGGCAGGATTATAATGCCCGTATATTTTAATAAGCAGTTAGTTACATGGACTTCAAGAGCACTTAGTAAATACGCATCCTTAAGGTATAGATCATTGAGCGCAGAAAATAGTTCTTTGAATATAAAAGATACTGTTTATAATTTTGATAATGCGTTTAAAGGTGGTGATGTATTATTTATAGTTGAAGGTCCTGTTGATACTTTAAAAGTAGATTATTATTTAAGAGGTATGGATGCATATGCGGTTGGATTATTTAGCATGAGTATTTCCGATGATCAGTTGTATTGGCTAATACAGTTATTTGATAAATACAAAACCGTGGTGCTTTTATTAGATAGTGGAGAAATAGAAAGTAATTTAAAAGGAATAGCTAAATTATCATCTACAGGAAAAATAATAGAAGAAGGGGTGTTGCCAAGGGGGGTATTAGACCCTGGCGAATTAAAAGCCTATCAAGTTAAAAACTTATATAAAAAATGGAGTGTTAATAATGACTAAAAGAAAAAAGTTGCATATAAGCAATAAAATAGAACGTGTTAAGCTTAATACCCCTAGTAATAAACACGGAGCTAATAAGTTAACAACGGAACACCAACTAGCAGTGACTAATTATTTTTCTGGGTATGAGCGTATAGCGGCGATACCTGCATTATACTTTAAAGGTATGGGCGATAGGATAGAGATATACGGCTTAAATAGTCTTTATTATGTAGGGGCTATTTATCCAGATGGTGCAACAATGATCTGGCCCATGAGTTGGTCCAATGGTAGAAAAGATTTTATCGAAAAAGAATTTTATGAACATGAGCCTGCTTATAGTTCATTGATGCTTAAACAAAGGCAGCGCAAAAAGGAAAGTACAGATGTAACCGCAGGAGCTAAAAAGCGTGGACGTGTATCTTTAGAAAATAATATTATTAAGAAAAGGGTACGAAAACAGAAAAGGGTAAAATTAAATGCCTAAAACTATACGATTGCCTTATAAAGGTCCCATACAGGGTTTTGCCAAAAATTATATAAGGAAAAACATGTGGCGTTTAAGAGGACATGTATTGTATGAAGATATACTTTCAGATTCCTATGAGATTTATATGGAGTGCTTTGATAGGTATGGTGGTATTGTAGATACGCCGCAATGGTTCATGGCATTGTTTAAAAGATCATTTATAAATTATTTTCATGCTGTAAGCACTTATGCTACTTTTTTAGACAGTATGGGAAGTATTGATGTTTTAATGGAAGAAGATAATGATTTACGATTAACTTTGGGAGTTGATAATAATATAGGAGAATTGATATTAAAAATAACACAAGCACCAGAAGATGTTAGAAAAGTAATTGAGTTTTTATTAGATGATTCACCTTCACATAAGGCATTTGAATCTGTATGGAAAGAGCAGGGAAAAAAGAAAGTGGACGGAAATGAATATATATGTAGGGCATTAGGGTATAATCCCCGAAAAGTAGACCTCATTTCTATGGTTTATAATTATTTTATTGATGATATAGGAGGATCGTAAAAATCAAAATTTCTGTATATAGTTAAGAGTAATGGGAACCTTTTCTCATTATGATAAATTTATCGTTAAATTGGAGAATATAAAAATGTCTAAAATCGAAAAAGAAATCCTAGCAGCCACTGGTGAAGCCAAGCAAAAGCGTAAAGAAGATTCCGATGCTTATTTAATGCGCCTTGTAAAATCAATGCATGAATTGGATGATAAGGAATGGAATAAACTTTCTGATAAAGCACAAGAATGGTTTAATGATGCTGCTGAAGCAACAAACAATAAGGAGCAATTGCCCTCTTTTCCTGGTGGTAAGAAGGAAGATGAAAGTGAGAAAATTGCTAAACGTGGTACAAAGAAAGATACAAAGAAAGATAAGGATGAAGAAGAAGATGCCTTGGAAGATATGGAAGTAGGCATTGAGGTAATACTTTGTGGCAAGAAAGGTAAAGTATTAGCAGAAGGTGAAATTACTAAGCTAGGTAAAAAGAAAGTAACTGTCCTTACAGATGATGATGAGGAAGTATCCGTAGTTAAATCCAAAATTGTCAGTGTTAAAGTTATTGATAGTGGAACTGATGCTGAAGGAAAATCTGAATCATCGGAAGATGAGGAAGAAATTGAAGTTGATGATATTGAAAAAGGACAGAACGTCCGAATAGTTGTTGATGATGAAGAAATTGAAGGTGAAGTTGAAAAGGTGGCAAAGAAAGCCATTACTATTGATGGTGAGAAATATAAAAAGGATGAAATCGAAGAAGCGTATTTAATTGAATCGGAAGGTGGTGAGGGAGAATCAGGAGAAGATTCCGGCGAATCAATTGACCCTGAAGATGTTGAAGATGGAATGAATGTTGCTGTAGAAATGAAAAACGGTGATGTAGTTGAAGGCACAGTAACTAAGGTTGCTAAGAAATCAATTACCGTGGATGATACAAGGTGTTCCTTCGCTAAGATTGTTTCTGTTACTACCGCAACTGAAGCAGAAGGTGATGGTGCTGATGCTGAAGCTGAAAATGGTAATGAAAATGATGATGCCGTGAGGGATATTATTTGTAAGTTCCCTAAAATGAAATTGGAAAAGATAGCCAAGAAAGTTGATAAAGCGGATATTGAGATTGGAGAAGATGATTTGGAAACAGTTTATGACGAAACGCATGTTGTGATTGAAATGCTAAAGAATCACGATAAACTTGCATAAGGGTTTTAACGTGTAAAAGTAGCTAGATGATAAAGGGCCCAGGCGTGTTGTCTGGGCCCTTTTTTATTGTCTTATGCAATAGCATCTAAATGCATAGAAAGACGTTAGGAAGCGCTCAGGTAGTGCTATAGACTAGCGCATTGTCTGTTATTGCATATGGGGTTAATCCTAAACACTCCTCAGCGTTTATCCGCTTATAGCGCGTGTGTTTGCGTGTATTGACTGCAAAGCAGCTTAGGAATGATCATGGGGCGCTCTCAGAGCGTGTTAAATGATAATCATTCGCATTTAGAATGGATAGATATGATTGATTACCATTTAAAACTTATAAGGGTGTATTAATATGCAGCATTTTTTTAGCAAAGAATATGAGAAGAATAGTAAGCTTTTTTTAGATAATTTTCTATATAAAAAATCTTTAAAGATACCTGCAAATTATTGGGCAGAACTGAATGATAAATTTGATAAAGATGATATAAAAGATGCGATCATTAAATTAATAAGAAAGTATAAGCTACCAGTGCCTGGGGCCTTTACTAAAAAAGAAGGTAAAAAAATTGCATTACATGATTTTAAAAGATTACAACGACTAAACACCGAAACAGTAATACAACATGCTAAAGGAAGAATAACAACCAGGCATGATTATGAATATAAAATAAGTGATTACTTTTTACAAACATCAAGTGTCGGGAATGATGCTTCAGATTATTTTCAAAGAGAGCACCGCATGATATGTGGTACGGTTAAGTTTGATTCTCCTGATACTGTTTGGAATGATGATAAAAAATTACATTATTGTTTAAATGCTTTATGGTCTTTAAAAACAAAAGAAGTAAATGAAACATATTTATTCGCTGCAATGGCATTAAGACAATATGCCGCTAGTCAGTTTAGGGTTGCTTCTGCAAAAGCTATCTATGAATTATTTAATGCTGAAAAAGTATTAGATACTTCAGCGGGATGGGGTGATCGTTTCGCAGGATTTAGCGCTGCTAGATGTACTAAACAATATGTAGGCATTGATCCAAATTCTAAATTACATTCTGGTTATTTAAAACAAGTTGAATTATACAGTACTGGAAAGGATGCACACTTTTTAGAATCCCCTGCTGAAGATGTTTTATTACCACGTGATTACTTTGATCTAATGTTCACTTCACCTCCTTATTTTGAAACTGAAAGATACAGCGAGGAAGAAACACAATCATGGAAAAGATATGGTAAATTTGAAGCATGGTTAAATGATTTTTTATTTATTGTCGTGCGCAATGCTTGGAGGGCTTTAAAGCCTGGCGGATATCTTGCCATGAATATAGCGGATTTAGGTGTTACTTATAAGAAAACTGGAATATGTGATGCAATGAATGATTATATAGATACTTTTGAAGGAGCACATTATGTAGGATGCTTAGGGCTAAGGTTAGCGGTACGTCCGCATACTGGTATTGAAAAAGAAATGGCTGGAGGGTCTCCAATATTTATAGAACCAGTATGGATATGGAGAAAAGGAAAAGATGATTCAATTGAGCAATTAGTAAGAAGATTTAAAAGTAAAAACAGTGGTAATATTCACATAGTTAATAAGAGAAAACGTGTAAGGTTACTAGGAGAGTAAAAATGTCTAATAAAATAAACAGGGCGGCATTAGTTAATGTACTTAATAAAATTAAACCTGCATTAAGTACACAAGATTTTTTGCCAGTATTATCTTGTTTTTGTTTTGATGAAGAAAATGTTTATGCCTACAATGACGTAATGGCAATAGTTTTACCTAATGCAGGATTTCCTATTGAAGGAGCTATTCCAGGAGATCGTTTATTAAAAGTATTAAATAGTTTTTCATCGAAAGAAATATCATGTACGGTTAAAAATAATGATATAAAAATAAGTTCAGGAAAAAGTAATATAAAACTTCCTTTCTTAAAGGATGATGATTTTGTATGGGATGGAATGCAAAAGAAAGTTATAGAAATGAATATAGATAAAGATTTTATTAATGGTCTAAAATTATGTTTAATATCCATTGGACAAGATGTAATGCACCCAGAACATGCGGGAGTTCAATTATCTTGTGAAGATGGTTCACATTGTATGTATTCAACTGATAATCTATCATTATCCCGTTATGTATTAAAAAGCAAAGTAAAAGATTTTGATTCAATTATTTTACCTGAAGCATTTTGCCAACAACTTATAGCTTTATTCCCTGAAATGGAAGAACCTGTTTTACGTATAAGTAAAGGAAGCATATGTGTTTATGATGATGAGAATATAACCATCTTCAGTAAATTTTTATATCAAGGGGAAGGATCAGATTTTTCAAGTATTATTTTCAAGTATAAAAAATATTTAAAGAATGATTTTTATAGTATCGCTGATACTGGTTTAGTTGAAGCTTTAGAACGCGCATTGATTGTTAATGGCGATGCTTTTGACAAAAAAACCGATGCTGTTATGGATAAAGGTATATTGGAATTAGAAACACAAACAGAAAAAGGGCGTGTTGAAGATTTAATTAAGATGAGTAAATCTGGCAAAGGTAAAACAAAAGTAGAGGTTAGCTTTGCTACTGATATTATTTTAAGGGCAAGCAAGTTATTGGAAAAAGTATCATTTAATAAGGATATTATTTTCTTTAAAGATAAAAAATCATTTGTGCATTTAATCGCTCCTAAAGTTACAGATTAAGGAGTATTTTATGAAAAATAGATCGGTTAAAGATACTCCTGAAAATAGAAAAAGTTTAACTTTAATGAGTATAAATTATAAGGCTAAACTGGATTATAAAAAGGGTAATAATAGATTGCTTATAAGGGTATCGGCGCATGATTTAAAAATAGTTAATAATCTTTTACGATAATTTTTGGAGCGTATTATGAAAAGTATAAAAAGGTCGGCAATGAATAGTATGGCATTGATGTTGGCGTTAAGTTCTTCACATGGGGCGGTACAATTACCTAAATTATTATCATTACCTAAATCAAAAACTACCTATGGTTTAGATAAGTTGGCAGAAGCAGAAGAAAAAAGAAAACGTAAAGCAAAGAAAAGATTATTGGTTATAAAACAATAGTTAAATTATTTACTGGAGAAGAGTATGGGGTTTTTCCATATAGATAGAAAAGGAGTTAAAAAGGCTCCTAAAACTGGTACACGTTTACCACAAGAAACATTACGGAAATTAGGATGCAAAGGATGTTCCTTAAATAAAGCTAAATTAAAATCACCTAAAATAGAGCCCTATGGAAGTGATGAACCTTTTTTGTATATTATCGGTGAGCACCCTGGAAAAGTTGAAGATAAAACAGGTAAACATTTTTCAGGGAAAACTGGTAGATATTTAGATAGTAAATTACCAAGAGAATGGGATTTTGAAGAAGATTTAAGATGGAACAACTGCATAAGGTGCAGCACAGGAGACAAGGAGCCTTCACCTGTACAGCTTTCGTGCTGTAGCCCTAGCATTGAACAGGATATAGCTGAAACACGCCCGTGGGGTATTGTAGGTTTTGGTAATGTAGCTTTAAAGAAGTTTATTGGTACTAACGGCATTCAAGCTTGGAGAGGTAGACGCATACCGGTAAATATTAATGGGCATATATGCTGGTTTTTTCCATTAGTATCACCAGGGTATTTAATCAATAATCAAAAAACAACTAAAAATGGTAAAGTAATAGAATCGGATTGGGATAAAGTTTTTAAAATGGATTTACAATCTATAGAAACTTTTTACCAAAAACATTCAGAAGATTTTGAAGCCGAAGATTATTATGAACCTAATGAAAATTATTATAAAGGGATAGAATGGGTAGATGGGAGTGGCGGAAGAAAACAACTGCATAAAGTTTTTGATTGGATGGAGGAAATGGCGGAACTTAATGTTATAGGAATTGATGTTGAAACTACAAGTATACGTCCTTATTATAATAATTCACGAATATTAACTGTAGCAATAGGTAATTATGAAAAAACATATGCATTTCCTATAGATCATCCTAAAGCATGGGGCACATTAACTAGTGCTATGCATAAACAATTTAAAAAGTTTTTATTAAATAGTGGAAAAAAGATAGCGCATAATTTAAATATGGAACAAGAATGGTTTTTGCATAATTATGGTGATGAAATAATTAGGGGTACAGAATGGGATGATACAATGGCCCAAGGATATGTGCTTGATACAAGGAAAGGAATGTTATCTTTAGATGATTTAGTATTACAACACATGGGCTTTAATTTAAAAGCTTTATCCCAATTAGATAAAACAAACATGATTGCGGAACCTTTACGGAAAGTACTTCCTTATAACGGGCTTGATACAAAATATACTTATAGGTTATGGGAAATACAAAAAGAAATTTTAGAATTAAAAGAAAATAAATCTTTAATTCCAGTATGGGATAGGCATATAAGAAGCTCTGGTACTATTGTTAGGATGCAAAAAGTTGGATTTGTGCCTGATAAAATGGAAGTTATAAGGCACCAAAGAAAATTAAATAGTACAATAAAACCAATATTAAAAGAAATAGCAAAGTTGCCTGAAGTTAAAAAGTTTAAAAGAGTAACTGGAAAGGTTTTTGATCCAAATTCTAATACTAAAGATGTAGTGATTATTTTTAGAGATATATTAAAAAGAAAAGAAGTTATTAATAAAGAAAAGAAAACTGGATATAGTGTTGATGAAGCCGCTTTAAAATCTATTCCTAAAAACGCTACTAAATTGCCATCATTACTTTTAGAAATGCGAGGACTTGAAAAATTAAAATCAACTTATGTGGATAGTATTTATGAAAAGTACGTTTATGATGATGGATTAATACATCCAAATTATAATGATAAATTTACTAATACAGGGCGTTTATCATGCAATGATCCTAATGGTCAGAATTTTCCAAAAAGAAAATATAAATATATTAGAAGTGTGATAAGGGCATTACTAGGCCATAAACTAGTATCTGCTGATTATGGACAGATTGAAGCGCGTGTAATTGCGATGGCTACGCAAGATGAGAGATTTGTTAATGCTTTATGGCATGATTTAGATATCCATATGGATTGGGCTTTAAAATTTATTGATGCTGATCCAACATGGCTAGAGCGCGTTGCTATAATGTCGGAATTGGATATTGAAAATACAACAGAAGAAAAAATGATTAAAGCGGCACGGCAAGTAGCTAAAAATAAATGGGTATTTCCCAGATTTTTTGGTGCTGCTGATTATTCGTGTGCAGGTTATATGGATGTAAGTGAAGCTTTATCAAAAGAATTAGGAGAAGTTTTTTGGAAAGAATTTGAAGGTGTGAAAGAATGGCAGGATAGTTTAATGTCTTTTTATAAAAGGCATGGTTATGTTGAAACGTTAACTGGCAGGCGTAGGTTTGCTCCAGTTAAATTTAATGAAATTATAAATACACCTATACAGGGTACAGCATCGGATATTGTTGTCGATGCAATGAATAGGTGTTCGGATAATGGTTACAGTACTTTTTTAAATATGAATGTGCATGATGATCTAACATTCATGTTACCTGATGATGAATATGAAGATGATATAGAAGAAATTGCAGAAATAATGGTTTCACCAGAATTTGATTTTATTAATGTGCCAATTACTGTTGAGGTTGAAGTAGGTACAAATTGGGCAAATCAAAAAGAATATAAAGTATTTGAATCCAATAAAATGTAAAAGGAGAATAAAATGGGCAATGAAGATTTACATTTAGTATACAGGCCGCAAAAATTAAAAGATGTGATAGGACAGGAAGCCATTACTAAATCAATACAATCATTAATAAAAAAAGATGCATTACCACATTCATTTTTATTTCATGGTCCGTCTGGTACAGGCAAAACAACTATGGCGCGTATCATTGCTAAAGAGGTTAATTGTTCACCGAATAACATTATGGAATTTGATGCAGCATCTTTCAGTGGTGTTGATGCTATACGTGACCTTACAGCAGGTTTACGTTATGTGGGCATGGGAAAAACACCTAATAAAATTTATATTATTGATGAATGCCATTCACTATCTAAACAGGCTTGGCAGGCTTTATTAAAGCCTATTGAAGAACCATTAGGACATATTTATTTTGTACTATGCACAACTGAACTTTCTAAAGTACCTAAAACAATACAAACAAGGTGCCATGGATATGGATTTAAAGATGCTTCTTTTGATAATTTAATAGACTTATTAAATTATATTAATGAAGAAGAAGATTTTGATTTAGATGATGATTTAATAAAATATATAGCCAAACAATCTGAAGGTAGTTATAGGCAGGCAATTGTAAATCTATCTGCTTGCCGTGATGCTAAAAATAAAAAAGAAGCTGGAGCAATACTATCAACTGTAGCCGATAAAAAAGAAGCAATTGATTTATGTAGATTACTTATAAGTGGTGCAGGTGGTTTTAAAGATGCGATAAATATGGTAAAAAACATTACAAAGGATGGTAGTATCCAACCAGAAAGTATACGAATAATAGTTATGAATTATATGGCAGCAGTTATTTTAAAAGATGCTTCTTCAAAAAATACAGAAAGGGTACTGGCAATAATGGATGCCTTTTCTAATCCTTATGATAAATCAGAAAAAACAGCACCATTAATATTATCAATCGCAGATGTATTTTTAGATTAATCTTTATATAGTTAAAGGTGTAAGGAGAAAATTATGGAACGTTTAACGTTAAAAGATGCGCGTAAAAGATTACGCATTGATAAAGATGATTTAGATGGGGCTATCATTGAACAATCAATTCTATTTGCGGAAGTATCCACAAATCTTGTCGAAGCTAAGGCTGAAAAGGATAAAGTAAAAAATGATAGAGATAGTTTAGAAGCAGGGATTTCTAATTCATTTAGGAAAACTTTTCTTAGAAAGAAAGAGAAGTTTACCGAATCCTCATTAAGGGAAGATGTTTTATTGGATGAGGAATACATAGAAGTTAAGAAAAAATATTTAAAAGCATTAAATTTTGTTGAAGCATGGGAGGTTATGAAAGAGTCATATTCCCAGCGAAGTTTTATGCTAAGGGAATTGGCGCATTTATGGACTGCAAATTATTATGGTGATACATCTTTAAGTGGTGGTGATAACACTAAAGATGTTATAGCTAAATCAAATAGGAGAAAAATTAGTAGGGATAGAAAAGACCGCAGTAAAAAAAGAAGGACAACATTAATTTAATCGGAGAATAAAATGGCTAGACGAGAAAGAAACAATAGTAAGCGTAATAATCGTGATTCAGGAAGAAGTAGCCGTAATCGTGATTCAGAAAAGAGAAGTAGCCGTAAAAAATCAAAACGTTTTACTTATAAAAAACGTGATCCTGAAACTGTAAAAAAACGTTCAACACAAGGTGCTGGTAATAGGGATCAAATTTTTAAAGATGAATTTAATATCTTCAAAGTAAAAGAAGATAATAATATACGTATATTGCCGCCAACATGGGACGATCCAGAACATTATGCATTTGATATTTATATTCATTATGGAATTGGTCCAGATGAATCTTCATTTATCTGTTTGGATAAAACTGATTCAGATGAAAAATGTCCAATATGCGAAGAACGTGCAAAAGCTGAGGCTGAAGGTGATTCGGAGTATGCTACGAGTTTAAAACCTACAAAACGTCCAGTTTGTTATGTGATTGACCGTGATAATGAAGATGATGGTCCATTATTATGGGCAATGCCTTGGACCGTTGATCGTGATTTGAGCGCACAAAGTTTTGATAAAAGTACTGGTGAGGTAATTCCATTAGATGATCCTTATGATGGATTTGATGTATCTTTTTCAAGGCAAGGCAAAGGGCGTAACACTAAATATGTGGGACTATCAATTGGACGCCATTCAAGTGAAGCTTCCGATGATTTAGATGATATTTTAGAAAAGATACAGGAAGACCCAGTGCCAGATACCCTTGATATTAAAGATGCTGATTATATTAGCGGAGTATTTTCTGGGCATAATAAATCATCCGATAATGATAATGATGATGATAAAGGTAATAAAAAGGAAACTGATTATACATGGAAAGAAATCCATAAAATGTCTTTTGATGAATTGGAAGATTTAATTGAAGATGAAGATTTGGATGATGTTATTGATGCGGAAGAATATGATGAAGAAGATGAATTGGCCGATGCTGTTTGTGATGAATTGGATATTAAAAAGCCTAAAAAATCTACAAGGGATAAAAAGCGCTCAAGAGATATGAGAAAGCGCAGATAATAATAAAGTTTTTTGTGTGCTGTAGTTTAGTTCAGGAAAAACATACAGGCACCCTATTGCTTGTGAATGCTGGTTCAAATCCAGTCAGCACATTTTTATTTTGGAGAAATTTATGGGTATAAAAAAGAGAAAGATAAAACGCGCTGTATTAAAAAAAGAAAGTAATTTATATTTTTCAGATGAAAATGAAGGAATACAATTCATACCTAGCGGTTGCCAGTTACTTGATAATGTATTAGGTGGTGGCTATGCGATAGGAAGGATAACTAATTTAGTTGGTGATAAAAGTAGCGGTAAAACTTTATTAGCTATTGAAGCTTGTGCAAATTTTCATAATGAATATCCAGATGATCATATACATTATATAGAAGTAGAAAGTGCTTTTGATAAAAAATATGCATCAAGTTTAGGTATGCCTGTTGATGTGATAATCTTCCAAGAAGAAATGGATACAGTGGAAGATGTTTTTGTTTATTTATCTGCAATTATAGATAAAAAACTAGAAGATAAAGATACATCACCAGAATTAGTAATTATTGACTCATTAGATGCTTTATCTGATTCAGCGGAAAAAGGAAGGGAAATTGATAAGGGAACTTTTGGAGCAACTAAAGCCAAACAATTATCTGAAATATTTAGACGCATAAATAAACCGTTAAGCAAAGCTAACATAACTTTATTTGTTATATCCCAAATTAGGGATAAAATGAATGTGATGTTTGGAAAGAAAACACAAAGGGCAGGTGGCAGGGCTTTAGATTTTTATGCTTCACAAGTTATATGGTTAGCAGAAATTGGTAAGATAAAAAAGACACACCAAAAAGTTAGTCGACCTATAGGAGTTAATGTAAAAGCTAAATGTGATAAGAATAAAATTGGATTGCCTTATAGGGAATGCGAATTTCCAATAATTTTTGGATATGGAGTTGATGATATAACTGCCGGGCTTGTATGGTTAAAAAGTATTGGTAAATTAAAATTAGTTGATGTTACTGATAAAGAGCATAAAAGCTATGCTAATAACTTAACTGCTTCAGAAGAAAGGTCGTTCCGTAAAGAACTAGCTATTGTTATAGCACGTGAATGGAAAAAAATTGAAACAGAATTTTTGCCTACAAGGAGAAAATATTAATGGTGTATATAGGCATTGATCCGGGATTCGCTTCTGGAGCATTCACAATCATATCTAATAATGAGCCGGGGGGGAAAGTTATTAAGTGTGAAGATTTTGAATTTTATAAAAATAAAGGTAAGAAAGCATTAAATTTTGGAGAATTGCATGGAGCATTAAACCCATGGAGGAATAGGACTGTAACAGTTGTTTTAGAACAATTAGCCGGAAGACCTAATCAAAGCTCCAGTACTGGATTTAAACTTGGCGGTGGCTATTACGGTATACAGGCAGTGCTTCAAATTATAAGGGTGCCTTTTATAATAGTTACACCTGCTAAATGGAAAAAATTTTATAATCTAGGAAGTGAAAAAGATGATAGCCGTGCATTAGCTACACAATTTTATCCGTGTATAGATTTAGAAAAGAAAAAAGATGAACACCGTGCAGAAAGTTTACTGTTAGCAAGGTATGGAATGTATTTGTATGGAGAATTAAAAAAATAAAACAGCAGGAATGGGGTGTTGTGAAAATAAGTGATAGTAGGACATATAAATTTAGAATACCGCATGAAACAGATCATGCAATTTATTTTACTATCGTAGGAGGAGATAAAACAGAAGCTTTTTTTATAAACAGTAAAGAGCTTAAATCTTTTGAATTAACTACTGCTCTGATGACTGCATATTCTAGGCAATTACAATTAGGAAGAACGGCGGAAGAATTAATTGCTGATATGAAAAAAACTTTTGATCCAAAAGGATCATATCCACTTAGTGATGGTACTGGTAGGATTGTTAATAGTAGTGTGCACCATTTAGGGTTAATTTTAGAAGAACATATTAAACAACTTAAAAAGGAAAAGGAAATGCAAGAGACTAATTTTTTATGTGTACGCCGTTGGATGCAGGCTGTTGATCAAGATACACCACCAGCACCTTTTGTGCCAATTGGAGAAGGAGTACTTGAATTAAGAAAAGAATTAATTAGGGAGGAAGCTAAAGAAGCTGGCGAAGCTTTTGATAATTTATTAAATTTTACTAACATGGATGTAGAGGATATGCTTATTCCTATCCAGACAGCAAGCATGACTGACCTTGTAAAAGAATTAGCGGATATACTTGTAGTTACTTATGGCGCGTTTGCTGCTATTGGTGTTGATGCTGATAAAGCTATGAATATAGTAATGCATAATAATTTTGGTAAAGTTGAGCATGGTGTAAAACGTGACGATGGAAAAATTGTTGTGGATGCAGAAACAAAAGAGCGTTTAAAAAATGAAGTAACTACCCGTTTAAAGGAGCTATTATCACATGGAATTAACTCCTGAAGATTTTGATGCTAAGGCTAAGCAAATCCAAATTGAAATAAATTCACAATTAACACGGTTATGTATTGAGCGTGGTAATAAACATTTACCAGTTAAAACTGTTAATGATGTATTCCATAAAGCAATAAAACATTATTTAAACTGGGCATACCTTGAAGGTGTTGGAGTCCATGTAACTAAATTAACAAAAGGTTCAGAAGATAAGGAAAGGTAAAATGCGTTATCCAGTAATGGTTGTTTCCGATTTACATTTAACATCTAAAGAATCAGATAACTACCGCTGGGGGTTATTTCCTTGGATTATTGATCAAGTAAAACAAAAAGGAATTAAAGAATTATATATTTTAGGAGATATTACTGATTCAAAAGATAGGCATCCAAGTTTACTTGTTAATAAATTAGTAGGAAATTTAGCAAGAGTTGCTATGTATATTCCTATTAAAATTATAAAAGGTAACCATGATTACATTGATTCGGATAATCCTTTTATGGAATTTATTAATCATATTCCAAATATAGAGTTTTATTCTATGTGGACAGTTATAGATGTTAAGGTAAGTAATAAAACAAATAAGAATGTTTTATTTTTACCACATACAAGAAATTATAGTAGTGATTGGGCAATAATTGATTTTAATACTTATGATTATATTTTTATGCACCAGACAGTTGGAGGTTCAAAAACTGCAAACGGTTTTGTACTCGAAGAAGGTATTAATAGAAATTATTTTGGTAGGAAAGTATATTCAGGAGATATACATGTACCACAAAGCATAGGCAATGTTGAATATATAGGTGCACCATATCCAATAAGATTTGGAGATAGTTATAAAGCAAGGACTTTGATGCTTGATCTGTTTACAGGAAAAGAAGAAAGCTTATATTTTCAAACTATAAAAAAGGAAGTAATAGATTTAAATGTAAATGATTCAATTGAAGATTTTGAATTAAATGCAGGTGATATGGTTAAACTGCGGATACACCTTAAAAAGTCTGAATATTATAAATGGGAATTAATTAAAAAAGAATGTTTAAGCTATTTAAAAAATATTGGAGTTATTTGCGCGGGTGTAGAAATAAAAGAATTAAAAAGGGTTAAATTAAAAGTTGATGGTGCCGCCAAAGAAATTATAAAAGATAAAACGTTTAATGGTATGTTAGAAAACTATGCAATCAAAGAACATTTAGGAGAAGGCACTTTATCTGTAGGAAGGAGTTATTTATGATCCTTAAAAAAATGATAATAGAAGGATTTAAAAGCTTCAATGCAAAACAAGAATTTAATTTTGGTGATGAAAAAGGTATTTATTTTTTAAGCGGTGTAAATAAAGTTGATGAATCATTAGGATCAAATGGGGCGGGAAAGTCTAGTATATGGGATGCCTTGTGCTGGGTACTTTATGGAAAAACTGTAAGGGGATTAAAAGCAGGCGATCTATTAACTTGGTTCGGTGATGCTAAAGGTTTTAATGTAGAACTTGAATGGGAATTAAATGGTACTGATTACAAGTTATGCCGAGCATGGAATCCTAATAGCACTATTTTAACTATAGGTAATAATAATCCAGAGGATGTTGATCAAAAAAGGATAGATGAAGTATTTGGAATACCTTATACACCTTTTCTATTTTCTGTTGTTATGGGGCAAGCGCGTCCCATGTTTTTTGATTTAAAAGAATCTAACAAAGCTGTTTTATTTTCAGAGATATTTAGGCTTGATAGATGGATAGAATTATCAGACAAAGCTTCTGCGGATACTAAGTCACTAGAAAAATTAATAGTGGATATTGATACCGCTATTAATAAAGATAAAGAAGGTCGCAACTTTTTAAAAAGAGAATTAAAATCTTTTAAAGAATTAAATTTAAATTGGAAAAATGATAATAAAAAACGTATAAATTTAGTAAGCAATAAAACAAAGAGGGTGCAAAAAGAATTAAGAAAAACAGATAAACAATTAACTGCTTATAAAAAAGAAAAGTCTTTAACAGAAACAGATATAAGAAGTATAAATGAAGAAATCCGTTCAGCCTGGGAAATTATATATAAAACGGAAGAAAGGATTAAAATTGTAGATGTTGATATTGTTAAATGTGAAAGCCATATTAAAATAAAAAATGATGAAAAGGATTATTTTGGAAAATATGCCAAGGGGGGTAAATGCAACTGCACACTTTGCAAACAAGTTATAAGCATAGGCCATGCACGTAGGCAGCTTGGTGATATAAAAGAAAAGATAAAATTATTTGGTAAAGATTACCATAGAAAACTTTTAGAAAAGCGTAAATGGAAAGATAGTCTATTAAAAGTTAGGGAGGATTTGAAGGAACTCGAAGATGAATTAGAAGAAGCTTTATCTGATTTAGGATCAATTAATTCTGATATTTCATTTTTACGCGGGACAATAACTTCTTTAAATAAGGAAAAAGTTTCTTATGGTGAAGAAATTAATCAAATAGAAAATGAAGCTAATCCATTTAGTGATTCAATGCGTGATAATAATATGGATATGTATGCATTAATTAATAACTTAATTAAACTAAAAAGGGTGCATGATGCCGTTATAGAGAAAAAAGAGCATACATTATTTTGGGTAAAAGGATTTAAAGATATACGTTTATATATGATTTCAGAATTTTTAACACAACTTGAAATAGAAGTAAATAGTGCTTTATTCAAATTAGGATTGCCAGATTGGAAAATATCGTTTGACATAGAAAAAGAAACTAAAGCAAAAACTATACGGAAAGGTTTTCATGTATTGATACATAGTCCTTTTAATGCAAAACCAGTTCCATGGGAAGCATGGAGTGGTGGTGAATCACAACGATTGAGATTAGCAGGCAACATGGGATTATCTAATTTGATATTATCGCAATATGAAGTTTCGCCTAATATTGAAATATGGGATGAACCTTCATCCCATTTAGGAAAGGAAGGGATAGAAGATTTATTAGATACTTTACAAGATAGGGCCCAAGTGTCCAATAAAGCTTTATGGATAATAGAACATAATGTTTTAGAATTTGGTAATTTTGTTAAAACGGTTAATATAACTAAGACTGAAAAGGGCAGTATTATAAATTAGGAGTATGTTTAAAAATGAATTTTAATGAAGAAAAAGAACAGGCAGAAACCGCCCATATTTTAATCAATGATTTTATTGAAAGGATTAATAGGTCGGAAGTTAAATTAACACCAGTAATATTATCCGCGGCGCTTTTTAAAAAAGCAGGTGAGGTTTTATTAATTGATTATGGAGATTCTTTAGAAGATTATAAAATTTTTGTTGATGAGAATGTTAAACAATTGCATAATTTATTTTTTATAGAGCATAATAAAAATGGCCATTAAAAATAATATCAGATAGTAATTTGTTATAAAATTTAAGGTGATTTATGGATAACTATTATGAAAAACATTATACAATGGGCTTACAAGAAAATAATGATAAATTAATTGTTAGTAAAATGAGTCAATCTGATTGGTGTTTAATTAAAATGAATACTAATAATAGTGCCAACGGAAAGATACAAATACGAAGCAAAGCAATGGCGGAACAATTGCATTTTATGCTAGGGCAGTTGTTAGGTTTATAATATTTCTGGAGATTAAAATGGCCGTTAAAAATAAAAAGGAATATTTAACATGTCCACATTGTGACCGATCCACACCGACCAATGTTACGTATACCCGTAAAAATAAAAGTTTAAATGCTATAAGCAGAACAAGAAAATGTTTAGTATGCACTAATACTTTCCAAACTGTTGAATTTACAACCCATGAATTTAATTTATTGCGTGACCAGGTAGAGGTATCCTCTGCTATATTTACAGCAATGTTATCCCACCCAAAAATAAAGGCGATAATTGATTATGCAGAAAAAGAAGCTATTAAGAAAAACGCTATTAGAAGAAAAAGAAGAAGAGGGACAAGAAGTCCAATTTCTTCCTGAAAAATATTGGGAAGGTGTGCAAGCAAGGTATCGAATAGCGTATGTAGACCAAGGGGATGGAGAATATTATCCTATTCCATTACCTGTTGGAGAATTAATACAAGATTTATTACAGGATGTAGCTAGATTGGAACGTGTACTTGTAGAAAGAAAAATAAAATTGTTAGGTAGGGTAAGTCCTATAACTCCAATTTATATAAAAAATAATAAACGGATAGTGCTTTCAATTAGAGTATTTATGGATGATAAATAAGTTTTGTTGTAAACAGTGCGTAAAAATACAACAAAACTGCACATAAAGCTGTAAGAGGCGTGATTCCAGCAGCTTTTAACAGAAAATAATGCAGATATACTGCATATTTGATTAAACACGTCCAGAAACGCTTAGGATTGGTCTGCATGAAAAGAAAAAAATTAAAAAACAAAGAGGATTTTTTGTTAGCGCTTTTTACTGAATCCGTTAACCGTGAATATTTTTCGCATATGAGACAAAGAATAAAAGAAGCTTTAGAAGATAAAAAAATAATTATTATTGAAGAAAATAAAGGATGTTTAATTTGGTCAATTTTTAAAGTAAATTCCCATACGTATATGGGGAGAAAAGGTGATTTCCAGATCAAACAAATTGTTGTAACTGAAAAAGTTAAAGGGAAAGGAATTGCTAAATATTTATTTCTGAGTGCAAAAAAAATAGCAGAAGATAATAATTGTCCGAGGATGGTATTAACGGTTAGAGAAGATAATAAACGGGCACAAGCTTTTTATGAAAAAATGGGTATGAAGAAAATAAAAATAACGGAAGTTACTACCAGAGAAACAAAAAAGAAAATGATATATGCAGAATTTTTATTGCAAATAAAAGAGGAAGGATTTATATGCTGAAGATTATAATTTTTTGTTTTTTAACCGTGGTTGCTACCGCAGCCATTCCTTGTACTGATTTTACAATACATAATATGGGAGATTTTGAAATGCGTATTAAAGCTGGTGTAAAAATGCAGGGTGTTCGTAATGAGATAATGATGGCCGCTAATATTGCTAATGATGTTTGGAAGAAATATGGAGAAGAATTAGTTATTACAAGCGGGCGAGAAGGTAAACATCGTCACCAAGGAGGACACGCAAAAGGCGACGCCTTAGATTTACGTACACGTTATTTTTCTAAAGAACAGATACCAAAAGTTGTAGAAGATTTAAAGAAAGCTTTATGGGATGATTCAGATATTGTGAATTATGGTAAAAAATTAAAACCTGGTGATTCCCAAGAATCTGAATACCTTGTGGTGTTTGAAGGCAACCATATTCATATGGAATATATTCCCGCTACTTAAAAAGGAGAAATAAAATGGCTGATAATAAAAAATTAATTTCATTAGAAGAACGTATCGCGGAAAGAGTAGGGAAGGAATTAGTTGATTTAATTCCAGAAGAGCAATGGAGGGATTTAATAAAAACACAGATTGATGTGTTCATGAGGAATAAGGCTCCTGGAATTGTTCAAGAAATGCTGAGAGTTAAATTTATGGAAAGTGTAAAAGTAATTTTAGATTCAGCAGATTATGCGGATGAATGGGATAGTGTTTCACAGGCTAATGTTGTAGGACCAGCGATACAAGATTTATTTAAACAGGCAGCGCCAGATATTTTATTAGGAATGATTAATCCTGTCATACAACAACTTGTATACGACTTCCGTAATCGTGTTTCTCAATTTTAGGAGATTATCATGTTAACTAATAAAAAATTAGATGATTCTCTTTTACTTTTAAAGAGAATACTTAACTTTGCAGAATCAGAAGAAAATATTCCACGCACAATTATATCAAAAGAAATTAAACATCTTTTCAAAACATTAGAAAATGTTTCTGATATTCCGTGTGTTGTTGCTAATGATGTAGAAATCATTGATAAAGATAATTTAACAATGAAAGAATTGTATTCAATTAATAGAAAGCTAGATTCTGCTGTAACTGAATTACTATTAAATTTTCATAAGAATACTGGAATACGAATAGGCTCTATTGATTTGTTAATTAATAGGGCAGTGGGTTCTAAGGAAGAAGATTACATTGTACATATAAATACTAAATTGTGAGTATACACTTATGGAAAAATTATTAGAATTAAAAGATAGATTACAAAAAATCATTAAAAGTGAAGTAACAATTTTAATAAGCACTGCTAATATTGGTGTAGATTTGAGCGGTGAAGCTCATTCAGTAAGAATTAATTATATGCACAAAGGTGTTGCGCATTGCCTGAGCATTAATCTAAACAAATATCAATTAAAAAAGAATAAAGAAAATGCATTTGGTAATATGTATAAATTTTTTAGTAATGAGATAGATATAATAGAAAAAAGAATTGATATTAAAAAAGAATGCGAATGTAATTGTGGCTATACGTGCGGCAGGCAATGCGGATTACCCATGATAGAGTGCATACAAAAGCACTATAAAAAGGATTGCGAGCATAATTTTGAAGGATGGGAAGAAAATGAAAATGGTGGATCAGCAGTTTGTACAGAATGTGGAATGACTGCAATGCAACATGATATGATGAAGGGGCCATAATTTATGAATACGCAATCATGCAAAAAAGAATTTATTAAAATAATAAAATGCATTGCTAATAGATTTGATACTTACAGGGTATTTAATGATTTTGTAGAAATGGCATCTATTTCTATAAGAAATGTATTTTTAAAAAGTAACGATTTAGAAAAAAGATATTTAGATATTGCTGGACAATATAATAAAAAAGAAATACACGATTTTCCAAAATTACTAGGAGTAACTACAGAAGCTTTGGAAAATTTAGATTGTGACTTTTTAGGAGAAGTTTATGCTGAAATAGGATTAGCTAATTCTGATAAAGGTCAATTTTTCACGCCATATAGTTTATCAAAAATGATAGCTGTTTTTAATATACCAGGAATGAAAAAGTTAATTACTAAAAATAGTTTTGTAACTATAAGCGATCCAGCTTGTGGTTCTGGAGGATTAATTGTCGCATTAGCTAATGTGATGCGTGATGAAGGATTAAATTATCAAAAGGATATTTATGTTAATTTAATAGATGTGCATACAACTGCGGCATATATGGCTTACATTCAATTATCTCTTTTGTATATTCCCGCAATTATAACAGTAGGTAATAGTTTAACATTAGAAGTAAAAGAAAATTTATATACACCAGCACATTATATGGGATTTTGGGATTCAAAATTAATATTACATTACGAAAAAAATAAAAAAAGAAAACGTACCGAGTTAATACTTCCAGAAAATGAAATAATACCAAAAAGAAAATTAACCAGTAGAAAAAGAAAACGAGTTACGTTACTTTAAAAGGAGAATAAAATGAAATTAGAAGATAGATATTTAGTATTTAAAAGATTAGATATAAAAAAAGCTTTAGATAGAGAAACTTTAATTGATTTATCAAAAATAAATACTAAGGTTATAGCTTGGCGTAGATTGCATAATAAGAAATTAGCAATATTAAAAGGAATTTTTATTGAAAAAGATTGGCCAGAATATATGCCCACATTAAATTTATTGGCAAAAAGAGTTGATGGAGAAGAAACGGAAACAGAAACAATAATTGATAAAACAAAATTACATGAAGGAGTTGGTACGCAAGAGCATTACAATTTTAAAATCCAGCCAATAGAATATATTATTGCCAACGAATTAGATTTTTGTCAAGGCAATGTGGTTAAATATGTAACAAGATTCAAAAGAAAAAATGGTTTAGAAGATTTGAAAAAAGCCAGGCAGTATTTAGATTGGTTGATTGAGCAGGAGGAAAAGGAAAATGGAACGCACTAGGGTGCTTACTGGTAATAAAGAAACCATTAAATTAACTGAATTAGTTGTAGGCATAAAGGAGCATGTTTCAGAAATAAAAATAGTAGATACATATTTTGAAGGACGTATGTTAAAGTTAAATAAGGAAGATTTACAGGAGTTAATTAAATATAAAAAAAGGGAGGTAGTTAGGCACCTTTTAAAAGATTTTGAAGAATTTGTACAAATAAAAGTATCTGTGGTTGATAATTATATATCAGCAAGAATAAATTTACCGCTAATACAATCAAAAGAATTAACACGGTTACAGAGTAGAGAATCCCGATTAGAAACTGAATGTTTTAGTAAAAATTGCACAATAGCTTCTCTAAAAGATCAGCTATACCAAATAAGAAAAGAATTGTTATATGAAAAATTACCTTGGTATAAAAAATTATGGATGAAAATAAAAGGTTAATAAAATGATATTTGAATTAACACGTAAATGTGAAGAAGAAATAGAGCCACAAGAATATGTTACAAAAATCATATTGGCTAAATCAGAAATAGAAGCTAGGGAAATTGCGAATAAAAATACAAGTTTTGAAGGTAAAATTTGGACCGATATTGAAAAGGTTGAATGTACTGAAATTATTACTGATAGTGAATCAAGGGTTATTGTGGAAATTATGGCGGATTGAAACAGGAAAATAATATGAAAAGGAAATATACAGAGGAACAAAGATTAAGATTTATTGATTTTCTATTGGCACAATATGGCCATATTAATAGAAGTGCTATTATGGATTATTTCGGTGTTGGAGAAGCAACAGCGACCAGGGATTTTAGTGAATATAAAAAAATGAGTACAAATAATATGGTTTATAATAATACGGACCGTACATATTATAAAACACAGTACTTTGAACGCATATGGGCTTAGTGTTATATAGGAAAATAATTAAAATGAGATATTTTAAGATTTTATGTATACAAAAAAATACAAATTTAAATACTTTTTTTAATGATCTGCCAGATGGAGTATATTGGGTGACGGATATACAAGTAATTAAAGGCATTGAAAGGATAAATAATAGAACTAAATTATCAGGAACAATAATAGAGACAAATGGATTAAATAAAGAATTATTATTTAGTAGGCTAAAAGATTATATAAGTAATTTTAGATGGGAAGAAATAAGAATACCTGTGCATTTAACAGTGCAGTAAATAAAAAATAAGGATAATTAAAATGAAAATACTAAATAATATATTAAATTGGTTATTTTTTACAATAACAATTAAAGGCAGGACTATAGATAAATTAATTATTGAATCAAAAATAATGCAAGAAAAGGGATGGGAAGTAAAAAAACATATGCAAGTAGGAACAATATACAACGGATTTTATATAGTAATGTGGAAAATTAATAGAATTAAATAAGGAGATAAAAATGGAGGGAATTGAATTGCGGGCAGAAGTATTTAAAATTGTTAGGGCAAATAGTGAAAAATCAGCAAAAAGAATTATGAAGATATTAGAAGAACATTTACCAGATAATACAAGGCAAGAAATAAAAGCTGCACTAAATAAATTATTTAATGATTATTAATTTATAAATTGGTATAGTAATAGAATTAAAAAAGGATATGAAATGTATTTTATTATATTTATGCAGAATAAACATGATTCAAACTGGGTTCCGTTTTTTAAAAATACATATACAGAATCAGAGACTTTAGCAATTGATTTAATGGAATCAGGAGAGTATATTAATTATTATATTGGAGAAGGATTAACTTGTTCGTATGATTTTCATAGTGTTGAATTAAATAAACCATAGATATAATATAAATTATTGCCGTATAAAACTTTTATCCACCTGCTAAATAAAATAGCGCATTTATATTATATATATTATAAGGAGAAAACCAATGATAGAACAGTATGTATTAAAAGACCTTTTAGGAAATAACGTGCATATTTCAAGTACAGAAATAATGAGTGAAGTAATAGGAAGACCGGATTTTCGGTTATATGGAATGGATAAAGGTACAATTTCAGCATTCCGTAAAATGTATATAGAAAAGGGCGGTCCGCTACCAATAACAGAAAAAAATATAGAATTGGTATTCCATGAAAATACTGCATATACGAATAATAAATGGACAGATGAAGGAGATAAAAAAGAAGATGTATTAAAAATATCACCAGAAGGATCAGTTAATATTAATGATTTAATAGAAAAAATAAATGAAAGTATTAATGATGATGTAAAAATTATTATAAATGAAAAAGGTGTGCAAGGAAATTATGGAAATATAAAAATGGATAAGTATTTAGATTTTAATAAAATTAAATTAGAAAAAAGAAAAGAAGCAATATATTCCAGTTATATAGTAGGCATAATTAATTATACAAGGTTCAAAGAATTAATGGCTGGTGTAGATAGAAATTTTACATTACAAAAAGAAAATGTAAAATTTACATGCGGTGAAAGTTTAGATGGTAAAAATGTAGGAATTAAAAAACAATATATGGCCCCTAAATATATGCGGTTAATGTTTTTAAATAGTGCATTAAAAAACGCTAAAACTGATCTGAAAAAAGCAGTAAAGTTCGATGAAGCATTTAAACAATTGCACCCTATTGATAAATTAAGACAACTAGCAATAAGTCTTTCCAGTGTTGCGGAAATAAGTAATCGCGTAATCGCTATAAATGCAGAAATACGTGAACTTGACAAATCATAAGTATTGTTGTATTTAGTTACCCTTTAAATGCTAGTGATCTTAAAGGAGAGCAACGGTGGCAGCGAAACGTAAACGGGTACGCTTAAAGATGTATGATGATAACAGTGTGCCTGAGGAAGCGCCTGGTAGCGTCTTACAAAGTGTTTATAATTTCAGATTTAAATTAAATGATGAACTGTTAGGTAGGATATGCGTTTTTTTAGAAGAAGGATTGCCTGTAGTAACCGCGTGCGAACTTGTAGGCATAACAAAACAAACGCATATGAGGTGGCTAAATCAAGGATTGCAATATATAACAGCACTTGAAGAAGAAAACGATCCGCCTAGAAAAGATTGGAGAATATATGCAATTTATTTAATTGAAATACGCAAATCAATAGCAGCTTATTTAAGAACTAAAATTGAAAATGTAAACGGTGCATTTACGCCTTCATGGGTTAGGGATATAACAATACTAGAAAGGCGTGATTATCAAAACTGGGGACGCAATGTAATAATAACCGAAAGGGATGAAGCCAAGAATCCTGATGAATCATTTTTGTAAGGAGGACAAAATGAATAAAATTATTACAGAATGGTTAGTTATTGGTTTTGCGTTTGGATTAGGTTTTAATTTTGCAGATCAGATAATCTGGTTTTCTTTTGATATTTTGAAAATGTCACTTGGGTATCCGTTGGGCTAATAATTATAAGGAATAATAAAATGAATAGAAGAAACTTTTTAAAATTAGTTATTGGTACTGCATTAATTCCAGTATTGCCAAAAATTATTGCCGGTGATAATAAAAATGTGTTAATGGCAAAAAAAGAAGTTGATTTTGATAATTTACCTTCACAGTGGTACATGAGACCATTACCAATGCCATTAAGCGCTACAGTTACTATGCCACCAAATAATTTCATATGTGTAGATGACATAATAACACTAGGGAATGATGGAGAACAATATACAGTTACAAAAGTAGAGAATAAACTTAATAATAGTGAAAATATAATTGAATTTATTCCTATTATGAATAAACGTTTTTAGGAGGTACTAATGAAAAAACGATATGCAGCATGGGGCAGGGATAAAACATTTAGATATAAATGGGTGCGGGATTTATATGTGGAAATAAGGAGGTTTAACTTACGATTAAAAGTGCAAATGCAATACAACAAACTTAAAAAACTTTAAAACAGGAGTGTGTAAAAATGTTTATAAAACCAACTATTGGACGTGATGTACTTTATAATGATGGAGTATCTACACAAAGGTGTACTGCAAAAGTTTGTTATGTGCATAGTGATAATATGATTAATATTGGGGGTTTTACTTCCAATGGTATTCCTTTCAGCCGTACAAGTGTTTTATTAGTGCAAGAAGAAGAACAGGAATGTTTAACTGGGCAGGCAGAATGGATGACTTGGCAAAAAGAACAGGCGGCAAAAGCGGAACAAGCTGATAATCTTGTTCCAAAAGTTGGATAGTAACAAATAGTTTAAAAAACAAAAACCAGCCCCTAAAAAGGCTGGTTTTTTATTGTATATAAAAAGGAGAGATGAAATGACTGATTGTGCTCATGGTACTATAATTGGAAAATGTCCTCAGTGTGAAGCTGAAGAAAAACATATTGTTTTAGACGGTGCGGTTTTATGCGGTGTTGATCCACAGAAGACATTAAATAGCGCTGTTATTACTGAAGAACCGCCATTATTAATGCAACCTGTATTGATGACAATACAAATGGATGATTTCCAAAAGATTAGGGAAGCAATGCATAATATTTTAAATCCAGTGGTACCTTATACTCCAAAAAATCCTGAAATAATGCGCGGCTTTGCACAAAACATTATAGATAGTAATTTACTAATTATAAGTAAGCTTTTGGATAAGTATGAATATATGGAACATGAAGGATTTGATAGACCACCATTACTAATGGAATTCCTATTTAATGAAATCAGAAAGGAATGTAAATCAGTTGGTTTAATTTCAATGGATACTAAATTAGATAATATTGGATTAAATGGTAAAGCGTTATGTGATGTGGTTTCAAAAGTAGGACACAGTTTTAGTATTGATATTTCTAGTAATGTCAATTTTGAATTATTTGAAACAATTGGTGATATGCATGATTATTTAGATGCATGTATTAATCCTTAAATCTTTATATAGGTAAAGGTGTACACATTAAAAGGAGAAAGTAGCCATGAAAGATTTAAAAGGTTTAATGAAATATTCAAAAGGGGAATTGGTAGAAACAATACGAGTTTTAAAACTTGATGCAAAAAGAATAGAGGAAGATTTAAATAAACATATTTCAGAATTAAAGGATGATAAAAATAAAGCAGATGAGGAGGCAAGCAGCCTTAAGTATAAGTTAAAAACAGCAAGTAAGGATGCGGAGGAAGCCGAAAGAAAACTAAATAGCATAGTTATTGCGATTAGTATGATTATGGAAACAAAATACCCTGGTAGATTGTGTATGACTAGTAGTGGAATGTATTATGATGGAAGTGGTGAATTAACAGTTTCTTCAGAAGATGAATTATCACAACAACAGCAAGAAGAAATTAATACCTATAAAACTATTTTAAGGATGATCAAAGAAAACAATTTATTTCTATAGGAGATTAATTATGGGCAAGCAGCCAGAATTAATTGAACTAGAACAGGAATGTTTGCATGTAACTGATAATGCGATTTTAGTTGTTACTGACTTTAATAAAAAAGAATGGATACCTAGATCAGTCATAATTAAATTTATAGTTAATAGGCAAATAAGTCCATGGTCTGTAACTTTTACAGTGCCTTATTGGTTAGCACATAAAAAAGGATTAATATAATGGATACTAAAATAATAAGCA